AATTTACCATTTGTTCTTCCGAACATTAATTTTAGTTACACCCTTTTTGGGAGTATTTGGATTATATACGTCCTCTTCTTCGTCAGATTCTAGGTCTTTTGATATCTCCCAAAACTCTTTTGAACCTAGTTTGAAATCGCCTCTTGGCTCCGCCTTATACCAGAATATCTGGTCGTGTAATTTATTGGATTTTGAGTTATTGTCTATTACTAAACACTCAAAATTTTCCGTACATTGATCCATTACTTGTGAAAAACTCTCAAACGTGGGAAACATACCGGCATAATTTTCCCAAATACGTTTTCTATTCGATATATAGGGTTCTCTTAATATAAACACATAGTCAATATTGGTTCTGAGATTAGGGGGGATACCCAAAGGATATTGCATTGTAATTACGAGCATAATTTTCCAGTGACGACCGTTCATAAAAAGCAGTCTCATCATCTTATCTTTTGTCCAGCTATTATCAAAAAGGCAATCATCAAGTATTACAAATGCTCTGGGGTCGATGGACGATTTATTATAATTCTGTATTTCCTTTTTCACCTGTTTCAATACAGTCTTCTGCCGTTTCAAAATATTTTCAATGATGGCGGTGTTATATTCATCGTGTATGAATAACTTTGGAACGTGACCACCGTAAAATCCATTTCCCGCTTCTGTTCCAGAGATTACAGTGCCAATAGGAATATCTTGATGATAATAAAGTAAGTCGCGAACCAAATATGATTTACCTGTATCACGCCTTCCAATTAGCACAACAACAGGTCCCTTATTTTCGTCTGGTCTGAAACTGATTTGTGACATGTCGAATTTTCTTAATTCTAGAGTCATTTATAGGAATTTAAGAAAAAAAAGCACTCTTTTATCCGAATATATGAGTTAGATATTAGTTTATTATAATATAGCTTTCTAAATAATGGAATTCTTTTATAAAAAATATGATAACACTAATTTATTTAGCAATTTTGAAAATATTGAGTTAACAAATTTCTCTAATATTCAGAATTATGTTCCAATTTACAAGAATTTTTTCAGCCTCAATGAAAATAATTACAACTCTATTGGTCTGAACCACAAATATTATATCAAAAATATTAAATCAAAGGAATCTGAAAATAAATTCATAGGAGAAGTATCCGATATTAGCAACGCGATTCGCGAAAAGCAGATGTTTTTCAAATACAGTCCTTTACTAGACCCGACCAAATATATTACTGGGAAATACGACACCTCACACAATAATTTGATAAAGTTGCCTCGTTTTGGAGAGACCGACGCACACTCCAAACTATGCGACATAAATAATTCTGCTTATGTTGACAGTTTCTTTTCATATTTAACAAGCCAAATGCTAAACGATAATGATTTCACGCATGGTATAGATTTTTATGGTTCCTTCTTGGGCGTTAAACGAAATTTCATATATGATATTAATGACGAGGTGGAATACCTGTATGATTCCGATTATTTTCACAAAAATAAGACAACGCTCTTTACTCTTGAAAATTCTTTTCATAACGAACTTTTAAACAAGAATACGCGAAATTACAAGAGCAATATCAAAATAGGCGGCGAAATAGGGAACGATGAAATTCATTTTACGGAGACTGAATTGTTAGACGACATCAATGGACTATTTTATACAGTAGATACATCGGGTAACACCGCCGCATCTGGCCCCGAATTATTCTACGAAGGTAATATCGATAAATATGTCGATGATAAATCCAACGACTCGTGCTCATCTAGGTCATCTAATTCTGATAATGGTTCTGTTACTCTCAGCGTGAAAGGTAGCGATGACGATAGCGATGACGATAGCGACGACGATAGTATGGATTCTACTCTGTCAGATGAAGTAATAAATGTTAACATCAAAGAGTTTCCGGTTCAACTAATCGCTCTAGAGAGATGTAAGGATACGCTTGATACGCTGATAGCCAGCGATACACTAATGGACGATGAACTGAGTGCTATTGTTGTTCAAATATTGATGATGTTAATTACATACCAAAAGGTATTTTCATTCACACATAATGATCTACACACCAATAATATTATGTATGTGGAAACAGAGAAACAATATTTATACTATAAGTGTAATGACAAATACTACAAGGTTCCTACATTTGGTAAAATATTTAAACTGATAGATTTTGGAAGGGCAATATATAAATTTCGCGGACATACAGTTTGTAGCGATAGCTACCACCCAGAAGGAGACGCGGCTACTCAATATAACTGTGAACCTTATTTCAATGACAACAAACCGCGACTAGAACCAAATACTAGTTTCGATTTATGTAGACTTGGATGCTCTCTGTTTGATTATTTTGTAGATGATTTAGAAAATGTTACAAAAGATAAATCGGATATTATTAATATTATAATACGATGGTGTTATGATGATAAAAACCGCAACGTTTTATACAAAACAAACGGAGACGAAAGATATCCCGACTTTAAACTATATAAAATGATTGCTAGAACTGTAAACAATCATATCCCGTCTACAGTTTTACAAAACACACATTTCAACCAGTTTATTGTTTCAAAAAAGAAAATTAAAAAATCAAAAATAATGAATATCGACACTTTAAAACAGCAAATTTAAATTAATATTGAAGCTAAAATATAATAGTATTGCTATGATATTTTAGAAATCTGCCTCTCCTACAAACGCACTAGGTGACCCCTTGATATTAATAGTCCCAGATACCTGCGAATATAAGAACATTCCGACGATTACGCTTATAAAAACGATAATCGTCTCTCTAATAACCTCCTTTAATGGTTTAAACTCTTTTAATATTACCTTCATTTCTATAAATTTAATCAGAATATATGACGCAGATATAAACAACGCATAAAATATATATTGCTCCATTTATTTATTAAATTATAATTGATTTTAATTTTTTACGAATTAAAATAAATTTTTTACGAATTAAAATAAATTTTTTACGAATTAAAATAAATTTTTTACGAATGATCCATTTATAATGGTTCCAATATTTCAATGTCATCTAATACTGGCAGCGACTCTAGTTTTAATGTTTTGCTCAGGTCGTTTACATCACTTATTTCCAAGTCTATATTCCCGCCAATTTTGAGTTTATCGTCGTCGTCTTCCTCCTCCTCCTCCTCCTCTTCGCGTCGTCGTCTCAAGTCCTCTAAATGCTGAATATCTTTTGGAGCCGGAACCATTATCTCGGTTCCAGTAGAATCTAATGCGCTATCGGTATCCGAGAAACTGATACTATCGCTAGATTTAACCACCGGAAGTGATGGTGGTGGGTCGATGGTCGCTAACGTTGTAATTTGGGGCGTCTTGATTGGCTCGGGTGTCTTGACATAGTCACCGGTCGGTGGCGTGACTACTTCGGGCGCCTTGACTACTTCGGGCGCCTTGACTACTTCGGGCGCCTTGACTACTTCGGGCGTCTTGACTAGTTCGGGCGTCTTGACTACTTCGGGCGCCTTGGCTGGCTCTGCGGTCTTCACCTCCTCTGGTATCTCCTCGTGAATAATTTTCTCTTCTACTACGATGTCCTCCTCCTCAGTCTCGTCCATATAGGCGACTAAAATCTTATCAATAGGCATCGTATCACGAATGCTATTAAGAATACTCTCCTTGATGATAATCTCCAATTCGCGACTATTTTTTTGAATATCTAACGGGGGTATGTCTTTCTCAAAGAGATAAATGTTCGTATAGACCTTTCGCGCAGAATTAACATATACCTTGTGAATAAACCCATCGCTAGACGGGATGTCAATGTCAACTTTCTTTTGCTTCGCCCCAACTCTTACGCAGGTTAGCGCCTTCAATTGAATTACATGGACGCATGTAATCAACTCTTCTAAATAACCACAGTTTGTAGTAGTTTCAATCCGCTCTCTCTCCGCCTTAATGATAGCCGCATTCCATTGGGGGATTCTACTTAGAAATGTCTGAAACGTCATTAAATATTTGTCCTCCTCGTCATTTTCGATACAGAGCTGAAGAGACTCGTTATATATTGACCGTAATCCATCGATAATTGCAGGCGTCAGCGTGTTTACGAGTCTGGAACACCATTCGTTTTTGGATTCCGATAAACTGGACAACGAATAATCATCCATTTACATAAAAGACATATTTTCTAAATTCACATTTGAACATAAATAAATATTATTTAAAATAAAGAAAATTAATAACTTTTCATTATTTATCTCTAATTTAACTTTATTAAATGCTAACAATAGCTGGTATTTTTTTGTCATATCACAATCCGACATTTCGAAATAATCAATGATGTCTAAACCACTATACGCCTTGTTATATAGTTTGTCTGAAATACTAATTAGTTCATTATAATTGTTAATTGTTAAATTCTTTAAATATTTTTTAAGCCATTTATCGCGCTCTAGTTTGTATTTGCTATCCGTATTTTTGTTATGTATATGGAGATTAACTTTATAATTGTTAATAGTGGGGTGTGGGATGTAAATCTCGCAAAACCTTGACAATATTGGTCTCAATAATTTGTATTTGTCTTCAACAATAATAAAAAACCGCGTGGAATGGCTGAACAACTCAATACAACGTCTTAATGCTGATTGGGCATCTATTGTCAGCTGGTCCGCGTTTGATAGTATTACAGTCTTGAATAGATATTTATTTTTAAAATTAATGTGTGTTTTCGCAAAAAGTTTCAGTTCATCCCTCACAAATTTAATTCCCTTACCGTGCGCGCACGATACATACATTACGTTATTTTTAATGGTTGTCTTATCGTTATTATATATGTCATCAATGAATTTATGAACGATAGTGCGCTTGCCGGAACCACTAGGACCGTGAAATATTATATTTGGAATCTTATTTTCGTTAATAAAATGATTTAATTTTTCACTTATATCTGTATGAATTAAAACTTTGTGTGTAACATTATCCATATTGATACTAATAAAAAAATATATTTAATATTAATATTTCGTAAAATATTAATATTTCGTAATTAGGCCCAACTGGCTAAACTTTGTGTATATGGATTATCCTTGAAAGCATTTAATAGGTCTGGATTAAGGCGACCGTCATTAGACTTGTTATTGTTATATTCGGGCGAAATTTGTTTTCCATAAGTATCCTTTGACGGTATCGTGGTAGCTCCTAAACTTGGAGCCCACATTCGGTTATTGTTTCTGTCGGCATCCCGTCTGTTAATAGAAACGTTGTCGTTCTGGTTAAATATTTGCGTACCACCCTGATTTGGTCTATTTTTGTATGTTTTATTTACGTTATTCCTTTGATTATATGCGGCCTCGTAGTTTTTATCACCATTGTATGAGTTCGGACCAGCAATTCCAGAGTAGTCCCTGTTCGTGGTGTCTCGCTGAACTTTAACTGGTTGATGGTCGGTCACGCTATATCCGTCTGAAGTTTGGCGTCCTATGTTTAGATACTTTCCGTCGGCGGCGCCCTCGGTCATCTCGCGATTCGTCACCTTGGTCCTGTCGGCCGGGTTCCAAACGGGGTTTTTGGCGACCGAACTACCCGCATTGCCCGTTGGGCGAATATTACCAATTACGTTTTCCTTGCGCGATGGCCTCAATACATCTAATACTGGGGCTATTACCGCGCGCACCATACCATGAACGCCTCCCACATTTTCGGCGTGGGTCGTTGTGGAACGGTTATTGGGTAGAGGTTTATATCCCTTCACTCCATAGTCGTTAGCAGGCCCATTATTATATCCAATGGCGGATATATTGGTGACATCATTCGGTTTGAGTTCGACGCGGCGTGGCTGCTTGTAAACACCCTTTGTGTAACTGGCGCTATTCTGCGTTGCTTGCGGTCCATAGTATTCGGTGGACGTATTCTTTCGGTTGGTATCCGGAACAATCTCATTACTTCGAGCAGTCGGAGCCTTTTGCGTGCCCGTTGTAGTAAACCATCTCTCTTGACCGACTTCATAATACGTATCTGGAGCATATTGCTCCACCTTACCCTGTGATTTAATATTGGCGGATTCTTTAATTATTGAATTAGCTGGCCCCTGGTGACCATTTAAATCGAAGGATACTTTGGGGTTGCTTCCCGCGCGAAGGTCGTCTACCGATTTGGGCATCCACTTGTCGCGCGCCTCCATCCCGCTATTAAATCCAACCCCACCATCGGTATTGTAACCCTTATCTAATCCAGGCGCAACCGACACCGACTCAAATGGGTTCACGTTAGATTGTTTCAGACTTGAATTCATGCGAGACTGAACAAAGTCGCTAGTGTTGGGCGCACCATTCGAGTGCTGCATATTGTTGGTTGGCTTGAACATTGGTGCGACCTCCACCTTTCGGTTGTGCTGAGAACCGCCACCTTGCATATTATCGAGCGCGCTTTCGGCCTGATCTCCCGAAACAGTAGCCCCTCTTACTCTGCCTCCAAAAAAAGGAACCATATTATTATGTTTGAAATTACTCTTATCCAGTGGTTCTCCTGTAAGAGAAGACTGTCTCATTACTCCGCTCCCTACACTTCCGGGCGGATTCGTCGTAACCACACGCTGGTAAACCTTATCGCCCGTTTGCTTAAAGTATTTATCGGTCATCTGATTCGGATTTGAATATTTATTCACGTTGCCTGTAGATATGACGTCGGTCTCGGTTGGAAATCTACTCGCGGTTAGGTTATCTTGCGCTGCGATGTTATGATATTTGTCGGTGTTATCGTTTGGGAATAGCGCGTCGCCTTCAAACCCCTCAACAATTTCGTCACTTTCATCTCTTTTATTATAATTTGATATCACAAATAAACTACCTAATGCTATTAGTGGTATCGCAATCGCCATTTATATATATACAATATGATATAATATTTATATAAATACTAAAGCCGGAATAGTAAATCGGGAAGTTTGGTTTATCTCGTCTTAATAGAGGATGAAGAGCTTATTAATGGGTTGTTCTTACCACCAATACATATACCCTCGCTCAATATCGTTTTGTCTTGGAGAGAAGGATAATTTGTTTTATGGTTGTCCTTCTCTAGAATTCGAGTATTTAAATTATTATGAAACGGTATGGCTGTGTGCTCCTGTGGGTCGTGTGGGAGAATATCCCACTTTACTTGTTCTAAATCTCTCGCTGTCCAGGCTGGATGGGTTGCGCGTGGTTGCTCTGTCATAGACTGACATACTGGATAATTGACGCGGGAACTTTTCACTGCTTTTGTTTGGTAATTATTCGCTTTAATACAGTCTTTATTTGCCGTGCGCGTTAGTCCCATTAAATCGCTCTCTAAATTAATAGCATTCGTGTTTAAATTCGCACCCCATTGTTGTAAACGTAGGTATGGGTCGTCCATAAAACAAGGCTTATCGCCTGGTCCCGGCACGTTCATCATATAGCGACCAGCACCCGTTAATTCTTGTAATTGTTTTTCGATTCTGGAATTGTCATCATGAAATCTAGTGAAAGCCATATATATATAGTCGTAATATTAATAAAAACATTTACGCTATACATAAAATATGAAAACTATATGTTTAAATATGATTGTGAAGGACGAATCGCATATAATTGGGCGGACGCTTATCAATATTATTAAATATGTGAAAATAGATTATTGGGTTATATGCGACACTGGCTCAAGCGATAATACGATTGAGATAATAGAGGATTTTTTTAAGTGTTTAAATATTCCAGGTGAGATTCATCGACATGTGTGGACGGATTTCTCGCATAACAGAAATCTTTCATTGGAGGCGGCGTTCGGTAAAACAGACTACCTTTTTATCTTTGATGCCGACGATGAGATACACGGGTCTTTTAAACTCCCTAATGATTTAACAAAAGATAGCTATATGGTATTATTTGGTGGTGGGTATTCATATAAAAGAACGTCCATCATTAACAATCGTAAAAAATGGAAATATTTTGGAGTTTTACACGAGGTAATCATCGGACAGGATGAAATGACCGAATCGCAGCTTGTAACCGGGGATTATCATTTTGTCTCGGGTAGAACTGGCAGACGAAGTATGAACCCCAATAAATATCATGAGGACGCGGTGATATTAGAGGAGGCGTTTCATAATACGCGCGAGGCGTGGTTAAAGAATCGTTACGCGTTCTATTGTGCGCAGAGCTACAAGGACGCGAAAAATCCAATCAAGGCAATTGAATGGTATAAAAAAACACTCGCGCTGGATTGTTGGCAGCAGGAGAAATTCTACGCGGCTTATATGGTAGGGGTATTAGAACAACAATCAGATAATATATGTAACGCGATGAGCTACTACTTATTAACATTAACATACGACCCTAAAAGGTGGGAGGGTCTATATTTCGCAATTCAACACTTGCTAACCAGTAAACAAGATAATCTAGCTAATATATTGATATCGGGTATTGATATTACCAATACTATTAATCCTAGAGAAGGCAAATCCCTCTTTATAAATGACTCAATACACGATTATAAGATGTATATCACTATTATTATAGTGGCACACAAATATGGTAACTATGAAAAGGGGCGACAGGCGCAGTTAAAGCTATATGATAATTTCGATTATTTACCCGAATCAATAGCCAATAATACAATTCACAATAGTCAATTTTTTATTCCCGACGACATTACGGTTCAGAATTATCTCGACAAGACATTTGACTTTGTTCAAAAATATGTGTATAAATATATGAGAGGTAAATCAAGCGGCACAGATAAACTGGATAGAAATATTCTGGATACCTATATAAAAAAATACAATAATATATTTCATTTTAACGGTGATTTCAGACCATCAAAATGTTCAACTACCGTAAACATAGTTCTTACAATGACATCGTGTATGAGACCAGAGTTGTTGCGCAGAACCATTAAATCGATGACACGCAACTGGACGGATTTTGGTATGGTAGATAAAATTATATGTGTAGACGATGGAACTGAAAAAAAGGAGCTCGCAGAATTAATCTCCGAATATCCATGGATTGAATTTATAGTAAAGGAGGGCTATGAAAAAGGGCACCGCAGCAGTATGAACCTTATTCATAATTATGTTCTAGCAAGTGGAGCACGTTACTGGATTCATATAGAGGATGACTGGGAATTTATTAAATCCGATAATTATATTTCACGAGGAATTGACTGTCTTAATAAATATTCGGACCAAGGGGTAAAACAGGTGTTATTTAACAAAGGATATGCCGAAATAATATCGGATATTACCTGGATATGCGGAACACATTTGGATGATGGAATGTTGCTACACAAACACGACGCGTCCGATTCGCCTTGCGGATACTGGCCTCATTACAGTTTTCGTCCCGGAATAACAAGCGTGGATGTATTAGAGGCGCTCGGTGATTTTATTACACCTAACGAATTTTTCGAATTGGACTATGCGAACAAATTCGTGGATGCGGGATACAAAACCGCATACTTTGATGAGATTACCTGTATACATATTGGAAAATTGGCCGGTAAACGAGGGTTGAATAATGACATGAACTCTTACGAGCTGAATAATGTCAGCCAAGGTATAGATATTTCACCGCAGGCTCTACCCATCAAGGTTATAAATCTGGCCCGCCGCATTGACCGTCGA